GACCGCCCTCCTAGCCGTTAGATAGCAAAATGAAAACCATTACCAAAATGGGGCGGGGGTGGGGGCAGATAGACCGGCGCAAAACTGGACACGGGGGTGTTTAATTCGCGGGCGCGGGTCCCTGTACTCCCCAAATAAATATCTCGGCTAAAGTGAGCGATATGTCCGTATTGTATATCTTTGGAAGTGAGGTTGGTCACAAAAGGAAAGATTTTTTGACCGAAAGCGGGAAATGCGTATTTTTTCCCGCCTTAGTACAGTATAGGGAGCAAATGCGAACGCGCCCTAGCATTTGCGACACAGTGGGCGCTCACGCGCCCCTAGTAACCGTACGGTATTTACCCCTCGGCTCCTGTGGTCGCCTCGGGCGCTCAAGCCCGAGTGTGGTGGTTCCCACCACTTTTAGTGGGGAGAGATCTATCATCCCTCTTATTGATAATTTCCCCTCCTAATGAAAGGCAATCTCGGCCGGTGTACACACCCAACCCAACCAGGTCCAAGGCTAGTGAGAAAGCTAAGAAGACAATTCTCGCGGCTATGGCTGAAGGCTCTACTGTAGAGCAGGCCTGCTTAGTAGCAGGCAAGTCAGTCAAGACCTATGAGTACTACCGCCGATCTGACCCAGCCTTTAAGAGCCTAGCTGACAGAACTAGGCTAGGGTCTCTAGAGAAGAACTATACCGAAGAGACCGCTAAGAATTTAGATTTCGCTACCTGGCGTGAGAAGTACCTCAAGCAGAAGACCTTCGCCCACCAGATGAACCTGGTAGATGTCATTGAAGGTAGACAGCCCTCTTGGTTCCACCCCTCGATGAAGTACGAGAAGGGTATTGCAGATAACCGTATCCTAGTCAATATCCCACCGAACCACGCCAAGTCAATCACCATAACCGTTGACTATGCCACCTACAAGATAGTCAATAACCCTAACTTTAGAATCCTGATAGTCTCACAGACTCAGCGCCTAGCGGCTGACTTTCTCTACGCTATCAAGCAAAGACTTACCCACCCGATGTATGAAGAGCTACAGAATGCTTACGCAGCCGGTGTGGGTTTCAATACCAAGACAGCCTCCTGGCAGGCTAACCGAGTCACCTTCGGTGAGGAACTCAGAGAATCTTCAGAAAAGGACCCGAACCTAGAAGCTGTAGGTATCGGCGGTCAGATTTACGGTAAGCGTGCAGATATGATTATCGTAGATGACGCAGTAACTCTATCTAATGCCAATGACTTTGAAAAGCAGATTAAGTGGCTCCAGCAGGATGTACGCTCTCGTCTTAACCCTACCGGTAAGTTAATCGTAGTAGGTACCCGAGTTGCCGCTGTAGACTTATACAAGGAGCTACGTTCCCCAGATCGCTACCCAGGTGGCGAGGTTCCTTGGACATATCTGGCTATGCCAGCCCTACTTGAAACCAACGAAGACCCAGAGAAATGGGTTACACTATGGCCTTATTCAGACCAACCATTCGATGGGCAGACAGATGAGCATAAAACGCAAGAAGGTTTATACCCCCGTTGGAACGGTAAGCACCTTTATGCAGAGCGCCAAGCAATGGATGCGTCAACGTGGGCGCTTATCTATCAGCAGCAAGATATTTCAGATGACGCCATCTTTGACCCGATTTGCGTTAAAGGTAGCATTGACGCGATGCGGCGCTCGGGCCGCTTGGTCCCTGGACACCCAGGACATCCTCGTGACCTTAATGGCTTTTCTTTTGTCTGTGGCCTCGATCCTGCAATGGTCGGTGACACTGCCGCTATCTGTTATGCTGTTGATCGCGTTAACCATAAGAGATATATCGTTGATGCTGTCAAGATTACGCGTCCAACGCCTGCTCAGATTAGACAACTCATCGTTGATTGGACCAACCTCTATACCCCAGCAGAATGGGTTGTAGAGCGTAATGCCTTCCAGTCGTTCCTCACGCAAGACGAAGGAATCAGATCCTTCCTTGCATCCAAAGGAACGATACTTAGAGAACATCACACCGGAAATAATAAATGGGATGCAGGATTCGGCGTTGCTTCGATGTCGACTCTATTTGGTACTAAACAGCAGGACGGCAAGCATCATAGAGATAATCTCATCCATCTCCCGTCGGACCAGACGGAGAACATAAAGGCTTTAATAGAACAACTTATCACTTGGTCTCCAACGACTAAGGGTAAGACAGATATGGTGATGGCCCTTTGGTTCTGTGAAATCAAAGCAAGAGAATGGCTAAACACTGGAATACATCAAGCCCACCATATGAAAAATCCGTTTTTGTCTCGCTATGAACGAGGCAAGAGAGTAGTTGTAAATATAGATCAACTATTGGCAGAACAAGAGAGACAGTTCATCTAAGGAGATAAACAAATGGCAAGAAAAAGAAGTAACCCATTAGACGCTGTTGCAAAGCGCTTTGGAATCACTGCTCGTGAAGCACGTGATATCGCAACAGCGGTAGGAAGTGCAGTTACGGCTGTACGTAAGTCCCCACAAGAGGGTATGCCAGTAAAGCGTGTAGTTAAGAACGTTGCAAAGCAAGTTAAAGAAACAGGTCGCGCTGCTGCTACAGGTAAAAAAGGCACAACCGCTTACAAAATTAAACCAAGTCCATATTCACAGGAAAAGCGCAAAGCAGCAGGAAACAAAGGTTATGTTACTTACGATGTAACAAAACCAAAGAAGCGCAAGTAATCTAACTTTAGACAGGATTGATAATGGCAGCAGCAAAGAAACCAAACAAAGGTCGCTCAACTGCTTCTTTACAAAAGAAGTACGAGTCCGTTGCAAAAGGAAAAGTAATCCAGTGGACAGTTACAACTGACACAGGAAGCAAGACTCAGGTTCTAGTCAAGAAGTCTGGCGACTTGAGCAAGGATTTATCTATTGCCCAAACAAAGACAAAGGGACGCCCAGGTAAAGTAACTAATCTAAAAACCGTTACAAAGCCAGCAGGAAAGCCAATCACAACCAGAGTATCAACCGGTCTCGGACGCGGCGGTCTCGGTGGCGGTGTTCTAGGTGTTGTTGGTGCTGCTATTGGCGCTAAAGCGGCCTATGAGCAAGAGGCAAAGAGAATCTCTAACCTCAAGAAAAAATCTAATAGGATGAATTAAATGTTAACCAGACAAGAGGTTATAGCGAAGGTAGCACGCCTTCAGACTCGTTACGCTAAACGCGATCAGCGTATGCGTGATGTTCTATCAGTGCGCCAAGGAGACATTAGCCGTGTATATCCAGCTATGTTCTCTGAAGATTATCCTAAGCCTCTCGTCGCCAACTTCGTAGATGTTGCAGCACGCGATTTAGCAGAGGTAATGGCGCCACTGCCATCGTTTAACTGTGCAGCTACTAATATGGTTTCTGACGCACAGCGTCGTATGGCTGACATTAGAACCCGCATTGCAAACTATTACACATCCTTCAGTGAACTTGGTGTCCAAATGTACCAGGGTGCCGACTGGTTCAACACCTACGGTATGTTGCCAGCCGTTGTTGAGATGGACTATGAGAACAATAATCCACGCATTCGTCTACTAAATCCCTTTGGAGTCTATCCAGAAATTGATAGATTCGGTAGAACTATCTCTCTAACTCAGGTAGTTGAGACAGATGCAGAAAGTCTTGCAGCTCAATACCCAGAGTATGCCCGTGAGATTATGGGTCGTTCATCTGTAGTCACAGGTTCACCAAAGATTTCATTAGTACGCTACCACGATAAAGACCAAGATCTAATCTTCGTACCAGAGCGTAATAACCTAATTCTTGCTAACATCCCAAATCCTATTGGAAAATGTTTAGCACGCGTTGCAATGCGTGCATCTATCGATGGCGAAGCACGCGGTCAGTTTGATGATATTCTAGCGGTGCAGTTGGCACGCGCTCGATTTGCAGTTCTGCAAATACAGGCAGCAGAGAAATCGATTCAAGCCCCTATTGCTATTCCTCAAGATGTGCAAGAACTCGCGCTTGGACCTGACTCGATTATGCGCTCTGCTAATCCACAGGCGATTCGCCGTGTACCGCTAGAACTACCTAATGGTGTATTCACCGAATCTGGCGTCCTAGAGCGTGAATTGCGTATGGGCGCTCGTTACCCAGAGACACGCACTGGTGATATCTCAGCATCTGTTATTACAGGTCGCGGAGTCCAGGCTCTACAAGCTGGATTTGATACTCAGGTACGAGCAGCGCAAGCACAATTCGCTCGCTTGTTTATGGAAGTTGTATCTCTCTGCTTTGAAGTAGATGAGAAAATCTTTGGTAGTATCCAAAAAGAAATTAAGGGTGTCGATGATGGCACACCTTACAATATGAAATATACACCAAGTAAAGATATCAATGGTAATTATGGTGTAGATGTTCGCTACGGAATTATGTCCGGTATGGATCCCAATCGCGCAATCATTGCATTGTTGCAGATGCGTTCGGACAAGTTAGTTTCCCGAGATTATGTACGCCGTGAAATCCCAATGGAGCTAAATGTCACCCAAGAAGAACAGCGTGTTGACATTGAAGAGATGCGTGATTCCCTTCGTGTTGCTGTTGCTCAGTATGCCCAAACTTTACCCGCGCTTGCAGCACAAGGCGCTGATCCTTCAGTCATTGTTTCAAGAATCGCTGAGGTTATCAAGGGTCGTCAAAAAGGTTTAGCTTTAGAAAACATCGTAGAAAAAGTATTCGCCCCAGAAACTCCAGAAGTTCCGATGACGGGCGAAGAAGTTCCAGCGGCAGGAATGGCCCCAGCCCCTGCCTCGCAGCCAACTCCAGAAATGATGGCTGGTGCGGCCCCTGCTGCTGGCGCTCGTCCCGACATCGCAAGTCTACTTGCACAAATTGCAGGCTAGGAGGTGGATAAATGAATAAAGGTGGTCGCGCAAAGGCTTCAATGGCAAAGCCAACTGAAGGCAAGAAGGATACTTCTAAGCCAAAAGGCGGAGAAGTAAAGTTTGGATATGCCCCTGCCGGACGTAAAGGCAAGAAGGCTTAAGTAAAGGCTAACGAGAGGATAGAGCGTGGATAAAAAACCAGATTATATACCTCGCTCTATCCGTCTCGCCGATATCTTTGTTTTATTTGCAGGTTTATTTCATAACGTTATGAGCGCAGTTCATTTATTTGCAGAAGAAGTTTTAGATTTAGCAACATATAACGCAATCAGAAAGAACCAAGTGAATCAGGCTTGGGAACAATTCACAGTAGATTTAGAGACGATGGAGGACAACAATGGCTGAAAATCCGTTAGTAGGAGTATCAGGTCCTAGTAAGTTCTCCAAGAGAACAGATTTACCTAGCGCCTCTTATGGCGAAGGTGTAGAGACAAAAGCAATTAAAGATTCTGCACCAATGGCTAAAACTGCAGACGTGCGTCCAATGAGCCGTTCAGCAATGGGTATGGCTCCAAGCCAACTTGAAAAAGTTACTGGACTTTACGATCCGTCACAAAGAGCAGACGAAGATGTAATGAGTGGCGCCCCTATCGGTCCTGGACCTGGACCTGAAGTTTTAGGTGGCGCACCAGCACAGGGCCGTCTATCAGATGCTCTAGCGCAGATGCTTCCTTATGACACTACTGGCGAAATAACAGTGTTATACCAAGAGGCACTTGCAAGAGGAAACTAATGTCAGACCTTAACGCAGCTGCAGTTGCTGCCGGTTTATCTAAAGAAAAGCGCAAGGATATAGAGCGCCTAGCTAAAGCAATGGAAGCTCATCGCGCTTTATTAAACTTGCCCATAGAAACCGCAAAACAGGCTTATACAAGCAAGCTAACTCCTAATGAGCAGCAAGATTTAGTTAACAAGTTTGGTGAAGAATCCCCAGATGAGAAACCTAATCGTGGCTGGCTAGGTACTGCCTGGCACTACACAGGTGGTAAGTTGCTTGACTTTGCTCAAGCCGCATCTGACTTTTCTACACGTTTAGCACGTACAGGTATTATCGCATTAGAAGAAAAGCGTGACCTTGCGGATGCCTGGGATCGCGCACAGAAAGACGGCGAAAATGTATTTAATGAAAGTCGCTTAACTACCGCCGAAGAGAAGTTTGGCAAGACTCTTGTTGGTGTAGCCAAGAAGATTCGTATGGCTAAGAATGCCGATGAAGTTGCAGAACTTATGGCAACCGCTTCTGAAGAAGAGAAGTATTGGTTGCAGATTTCAGACCGTACACTCAAGAATCTTAATGGCAAAAATAGCCAACAACTGCGTGCCGACAGAGATTTATTAGATGATGCTATATCTGCAGTAAATGCAGCGCAGTACTCTCCAGGTCGCGCTATTGCTAATATCATTGACGCTTTCGTCCCAGGCGACTTTTACAAAAATGGCTTTTTCTACAAGATTACCTCCGGTACGGTAGATGCTGCATATCGCGTATTTGCCGATCCGTTATTGTTATTAGGCAAAGCAAAGCGCCTATATGATGTAAACAGATACGCATATGAGGTTATTCTTGCATCAGCCCGTAAGGGTGGCGATGATGCTGCTAGATACTTTGCCAAGCCACAGACCCAGGCTTTTTGGAATACCTATGGAGCAGAGCTAACTAAACTACGCGAGGCTACAAAGGCTGGAAATAAAGAAGCGGCAGCTAAGGCTCGTGCGAAAGCTAAACGCTTAGCCCCAGAGTTTGGACCGGCTGTTATCAATCTATTCAACAAGGCCGATATTTCAGATGTAAAAAGCGCACAGGCTTTCTTTGAAAATAGCAAAGATGCTTTCGAGATTATAGGGGCTGGTACCGCTCGTCGCCGTATCATTATGCCACGTCTTGATAGTGTGCGTAAGTCTCGT